GCCTGTGGGTTGCCCCGGTGGATATGCCGGACGACGGGCAGGATTATGTGTGGGATGAGTCTGTGGGTGAATGGGTGGTCAGTGAATGAGTCTCGCGCGACCCTGGCCTCGCGGGGAACACATTCGCAGCAAGTGGGGACCCCGCATCCATCCCATCAGTGGCAAACGCAGTCATCATAGGGGCGTGGATGTGGCCTATCACGGTGACATCTATGCTCCAGCGGACGGAGTCGTAGTCCACAAGGGCGCGGACTTGAACAAGCGGACGGGCGGAGGCTATGTCCTCATCCTCCGGCATGACGTCCCTCGAGTGTGGACTGTCTACTATCACATGAGAGAACCGTCTCCGCTGATGAAGGGCACGCGGGTGAAGCGTGGCGAAGTGCTTGGTCAGACAGGCACGACGGGCGCTTCGACGGGTGTTCATCTTCACTTCGAGGTCCGAAAGTCTCAACGCTGGGGTTCTGACATGGACCCCGAGCAGTGGTTGTCTGCAGAGTACGCTGCAGAGACACCTTCCAGAGGCGCTGAGAGCCTGTCTGAGACGTTGAAACATCCTGCCAGGAGTGAACATCGCCCAGAGCCCTCCTACGGGCCTGAGAATCCCTCTCGCGTGGGAACAGTGTCCCCCGGCTTGAAGTCGTGGCATCGTAGTTGGATGAAGCGTGGCGAGATGTGGCGAGGCAGGCAATGAGCGAAGACAACGGAACGAACGGAGTCCGCATCTCCATGAGGGACGTCTACAACGAAGTCCAGAGGCAGGGCAAGATTCTGGAGCGTATAGCAAACAGTTTGCCTGATACGGATGAACGTGTTGAGGACCATGAGACTCGGCTGCGGAAGCTTGAGACTCGGATGGGCTGGATATGGGGAGGCCTCGGCTTGCTGGGAGCGCTCCTCGGAGTGTTCTCTGTGAGCCTGGGCGGATGAAGCCGAGTCCTCGCTGGAAGATTCGTCGCAGGCTCGTCCTTCTGAGTGTCGTCCTCGGCACAGGAATGATTGTGTCTGGCGCTTTCGGACTGTTCCAGGGACAGTTCACGGGCGAGCTCGTCTATGGAGGCGTCTCTCTCATCTCAGCTACACTGGGGCTGTACACAACATTCGCGACGTTTGACGACAAGTGGCAGGGCGTTGAACCTGCAGAGGGTGAGGAGAATCCTGATGGATGAGTTCGAGATTGCAACATGGTGGACGGCTGAACGTCGTGCATGGCTTTACAAGGTCGCTGTCGCTGCAGTGCCTTTGATGATTGCTGTTGGCTTGGTCACGGGTGACATGGCTCAGTTGATTCTGAACGTGTTGTCTGCTGTGCTGGGTGTGTCTGCGACTGGCATGGCTTTGACGAATGTCACTCCGGACAGTGTGTTCAAGATTGCTGTGGAAGTCGAGGAAGATGAGGATGAGTGACCCGTTCGACGCGGTTGACCGTGTTGATGGTGTGACTGTCCCTGTGGACCCGATGGACTTGCTACACTGTGAGAGCTGTCAATGACAGCTTCTCCTTCTTGGTAGATGGAAGAACACCCCCAGAGTGCGAATCCTCTGGGGGTGTTTCCATGTCACGGTGTCGCGTTGTCGCGCTGTCGCGCTTTGACTCGGTCGAGGAGGACGAGCAGTTGAAACGCTGCTGACTGCTTCTCCATCGCTTTCGCTGCGAGCAGGTCAGTGTCTCCTCCGATGCGGAGCGCTTCGGTCATGTCGTCGAGGAGCTCGGGGTCGTACCTGTTGAGGATGCCGGTGAGCTCTCCGATTCGTGCTTCGATGTTATCCATGAAAACCTTTCAGTTATAACAGAACCCCCAGGCTGTTCACCTGGGGGTTCTGCTCGCTACGCGACCGGCTGAGCTTCCGCTGTCCGGTCGACTTCATACAGTCCGAGACGTTCAGTCTCGAGCTCGCTGGGCTGAGTGTCCTCGGCCTTGAGCATTGCTTCCTCTGCCGTGTCTGCTTCGACAAGCTGGTCGAAGTAGTAGACGGTCCTGACTGGATACTTCATGTCCTTCCCCTTTCGTGTTGTGGACATGTCGACACGGTAGCACACGATGACACAGATGCACACAATACGACCCACGCGTGTGTTACTCTGCCCACATGGAAAAACAACTACTAACGAAAGGGGACATCGCAGGCCTCTGCGGTGTTCACCTGAACACAGTTCACAACTGGATAACCCGTGGCGACCTTCCCGCATACAAGCTCGGTCCTCGGACCGTTCGCGTGCTGCCGGAAGACTTCGCTGCTTTCATGGAAAGGAAACAAGGTGGCACGAATGAAGAACCTGCTCATTGAGCAGCAAGTAGAGGAGGCTGACCGCTTCCTGCCTCGTCCGGCATCTTCACATGTTGCATGGGACGACGGTTCACGTCGAGCTCGTCGACTGCGGGAAGCTTTGCAACGTCGAGAGCAGCGTCAACTGATGACGACTCTTGTCGGAATGTATGTCCTCGGACTGCTGACCGCTGGGAGCATCTGGGCGATTGTGGAGGTGACCGCATGGCTTGGCTCATCTTCATAACAGGCTTCGTGATTGCTGTCTCGTCCGGCATGTTCACTCATGCTCCGAATGGGGGCTCGCTCCTCGGTGTCCTCATGGCGCTCTGGGGTGCATGGCTAATCGGACGGAGGGAGGTGAAAGATGTACGACGTGCAAGTGATGGGGCGTGACGTATTCGTCCGGCCCACAACGTCGACGTGGACAACGATGAAAGGTTCAGACGGTCACGACTGGATTGAACTGTCCCGCGAGCAGGCGCTCATGTTGTCTGCTGCACTCCGAAAGTCTGACCGCGTCATGGTGACTCATGACGAAGAGGATGGCTAACGTTCAGACGGAAGAGTCCCAGCCCACACACCGAACGGTTGCCCGGTGTTCATTGCATACTCGAAACACTCGAGCTGTATTGGACACCGGGCACATATCTGTCTGGCTGTTTCGATGGCTTGCCTGCGAAGATTCCTCGACGTGATGTCTTCGGGGAAGAACACGAAGGGCACTTCACTGCAGGGTGTCGGTCCTTCTCTGTCGATGGCTTCGGAGAGTGCGTCATAGGAATGTCGGTGGCTCGTCATAGTCTTACCCTATGACAGATTCGAAGACGTTCAGAGCATTCGCTCCGGAGGAGTTCAACGACGCGCAGCTTATCGGACTGTTCGAGCCGGACTCGGAAGAGTGGCATGAGGCTCGGAAGTCTGGCATCGGCGGTTCAGACATTGGCACTGTCCTCGGCTTGAACCCGTGGGACTCTGCGTTCGCATTGTGGGCTCGACGGACCGGACAGATATCAGAGAAGCAGTTGAACAGTTGGGCCGTCCGATTCGGCAAAGCGTTCGAGGAGCCGATTCTGCAGATGTGGAGACAGGAACATCCGGAGTGGGATGTGATGACGACGGGGACCTATCGGTCGAGACGGCATCCGTTCCAGCTGGCGAACCCGGACGCGCTCGCGCAACATATGGAGACGGGCGAGTGGATGATTCTTGAGGTGAAGACTTCTCGGAACCCGTGGAAGGATGTCCCTCCCATGTATGTCGCACAGGTGCAGCACTACATGGATGTGATGGGAATCTCGAAGGCCGTCATGGTGGGAGTCGTCGGATGGTCGTGGGAGGAACGCGTCATCGACGCGGACCCGTTCTATCAGGAAGCGATGAGAGCTCAAGCGTCTCGCTTCTGGGACCATCTGGTCAAGATTGCTCCTCCCGCGTGGGACGGTTCGAAGTCCACCTATGAGGCTGTCCGGGAACTGCATCCAGACATTGACGATGAGAAGGTCGACCTGGGGATGCTCGGTGAGGAGCTGGTCCAGGCTCAACAGCATCTCGACGCTGCGGAGGAGGAGTTCACGCGACTCAAGTCCGAGGTCCTCGAGGCGATGGGTCGAGCGAAGACTGGAACTGTCGTCCGCGATGGTGAGGAAGTCCGAGTAGCATCTCGGCAGGCGAGGGGGAAAGGTACTCCCTGGCTGGTTGTGCACAGATAGGAAAGGGAAACACATGTCATTCGACTTGCAGAACTATGAGACTGTCGAGGAACGCCTGCAACGCGCTCTCGACGCGCATGACGACCTTCGCGTTGTCACGTTGAACCGGACGACCGAGGAGGACCGGGAACGGCACACGTGGGTTGTGGAGACTCGCGTCTACTTGAACGCTGGCGACCAGGCGAACGACTTGCCGAAGGGGACCGGCTGGGCGTATGAGGTCGACGGACAGAACGGACCCGCCAATAAGTTCAGCGCTCTCGAGAACTGTGAAAGCTCCAGCCTCGGTCGCGCACTGAAGCATGCGTTCGGAGCTCGCTCTGTCACGGCGGAGGAGATGGCGAAAGTGAACCGGGGAGTCTCGCCGAGAGACTGGGTCGCCGAGGCAACTAAGCTGAAGACGCGGGATGAACTCGCTGCGCTCTACGTCGAAGCGAAGAGTGGAGGCGCATCCGTCGAGCAGTTAGAAGAGGTCAAGCGTCTTGGTGAATCTCACAGTGTTCCGCGCGAGTCTGATGGAAGTGCACGAAGCCGGGCAGGAAGCTCGAAAGAATAAAGAATGGGCGCTCGCAGAATACTGGGACGGTGTCCTCATCGAACGGCTCGCGTCGTTGACGTTACTGTTGAGCAATGAACGCGCGGGAGATTCTGGAACAGCTTCGGGAGCTGACGACTGAAGGCCGGAAGGGTGTCTCTGTCCTCTATGAGGTAGAGGAAGAGCTCGCTCATGCGGAGCATCATCTGGACACGGTTGAGGCTCTCGCGTTCTTAGAGTCCGAGGGTTCGGTCGCTGAACGGAATGTTCGCGCTCGTCTCGCTGCTGCCGAGGCACGTTTGAATCGTGACCTGGCGAAGGCGAAAGTGAATCGGGTTCGGACGAAGCTGAAGCTCATCGAATCGGAGATGATGGCTTCGGCGACGATGTCGAAACTGTTGCAGGCTGAGATGCGTCTCGAGGGTGGAGCGTGAAAGCGTCGCAGTTGAAAAAACTGCGGACCCGTGACAATCACTGTCCTCACTGTGGGACGTCGGATGACTTGGTCCCTCATCATCGGATGAATCGTGGCATG